AGCCAGAATTAGCCTCTTATCGTGCTAGAGCTTTGAAATACATGAAAGTACACCCAACTCTTGTAGCTCAAGATGCTGTAGCTATTGTTTCTAATAAGGATGCTCAAGCTATCGGTGCTAAAAAAGAGAGAGAGGCCGCTGAGAAGGTGAATAAAACTAAAAGTCCTGGTGGCACAGTTAGAAAGGTAAGTGGAGGAGGGGTTGATTGGAGTAAGGCCACTAAAGAAGAAGTGGATGCCAAGAGAGATGAAGTAATGGGTAGGGCTTAATTATTATTAAAATAAAACTATGAAAGAAGAAACAGAAAAATTGATGAAATTAACAGTAAAAGAATTACGAGTCGAGCTGGTTAAGCTTGGAATGTCCGAAGATGAGGCTGAAAATTTTGAGACTAAGAAACCTCTTATTGCCACTATTAATATTCTTCGTACCAATGTTCTTGTTGCGACTGCTACTTCTGGTAAGTTGAAGGAAGAAAAAGCAAAGTATTTAAGTAAAAAGGAAACTATGAGGGCTAGGCTGATGAAACAGCGAAGAGTCAGAATTTTAATACCAACTCAAGGCTCTGAAAAACCGGGAGTAGTGAAATGGGTTTTTAATGAAATAACAAAAAGAAAAGAACAGGTGCTTGTATCAGGTGCTTATACTCCGGTTCAATTGAACGGCTTTAAATGGATTGTTCCCCATGGTTCTTATGAGGAAGTTCCTGAACAAATTGCTGATGTTATCAGTGATGCGCAAAATATGACGGCTAAAGCAGGTAGAGAAAGCTTGATTGATAGACTTGACGACAAAACTGGAAAACCAGTTAGAGATAGATTGGAATAGTATCTATTTGACAAGGCTATTTGAGTTTTGGTATATTTAATTAACTAAGCGAAAACGGAAAAACCGGCGCAGAGTCAGAAATGACTTGGCGCTTTTTTTATTGTTATTAATATAAAACAAAAACAACATGGCAGACATGACAACCAGAGCAGAAATTCCCGCAGAAGTTAGTACGTGGTATGATCGTATTCTTTTGGACAGGGCTACTCCTTCTTTACTTCACAATCGGTACGCACAGGTGAAAGATCTTAAACGCAAAGTAGGTACAAAAGTTATTACTTTCAGGAGATACGGAGTGTTGTCAGCCGCTACAACGGCCCTCACAGAAGGTGTTACTCCTGCTGGTAGTGAACTTTCTACGACAGAACTTACGGCAACAGTTTTACAGTATGGTGATTATGTAACGGTAACAGACATTGTTGACATGCAAAGCTACGATCCTGTCCTTTATGGTGTGGCCGAGGATGTTTTAGGAGACCAGGCTGGACTCACTTTAGACACGCTTTGTAGAAATGTTATTGCGGCTGGTACTACCATCCAATATGCTTCTACCGCTACTACTACAGCAACAGTTGGCCCGGCAATGAAATTGAATAGAGCAGAGGTTAAAGAGATGGTAAAGACTCTTAGAGGAAACAACGCTAAGCCTGTTATGAGAATGATCAATCCTTCAACTGGTTATAATACAACAGCAGTTGGAAATTCATTTGTTGGAATTATCAGTGAAGATACTCTTTATGACTTAGATGATGCTACTGGATGGATCCCGGTTGAGAAATATCCCAATAAATCTAATGTGATGGAAGATGAGGTTGGTTCACTTGCTAATGTTAGATTCGTAATGACAACTAATGCCGCTACTAAAACTGGCACGTTAGTTACTACTGTTCATCAAACTTTGATTTTTGGTACTAGAGCTTATGCTCAGACAAGAATTTCTGGTGAAGCTTTGCAAAACATTGTTAAACCTCTTGGGGATGCTGGAACAGCAGATCCTCTTAATCAAAGAGCAACATCTGGTTGGAAGGCCACTTACACCGCTAGAATTTTAAATCAAAGCTGGATCGGCTCAATAGAACATGCCGTTACAGAATAATTATTAATAATATAAAAAAACAAACATGACCGTAACATCAACACAATCAGCAGACAAAGGTATCGTACAACGAGCAGTAGGATCTTATATTAGTGATGCGACTGCCGCCGCTTTTAATATTACTCTTGGCTTTAAGCCTCGCTATGTAAGAGTAGTGAATGAAGATGGTGATTGTTACTATGAATGGTTTGAAGGTATGGCAGATGCAGAAGCAATGAAAATGCTTACTGGTGGAACATACGCTAAGCAAACTACTCATGGTATTACTCCTCTTTCGTATGGCTTCACAGTTGGCCTTGATACTGATATCAATGTAACTAGTCAACAATTGAGCTGGGTAGCTTTTGGTTAAAAAATTAGTTATATAAAAATATGAATCAACCAGGATTAAACTCAGGAACAACACATGGGAATCTACCCTTAGAAAGATATTTGAGGGATAATCAAACTTATGTCCAAAATCTTCAAACAGGTTATATCAAAGGTGATAAATGGTATGTAGATGGAGAACTTGCTGGATCAGGAGATGGAACAACTTGGGAGAAAGCCTTTACAACTATTGAAGAGGCTATAGATGCCGCTAGTGATGATGATGTTATTTTCGTAGCTCCTCATCAGTACAAAGAAGATGTCACTGTCAATATTACTCAAGAGAATTTAAAACTTTTGGCCGCTAATACTGGTGTTAATCATGCTCTTATCCGAACTGAGATTAGACAACATGGAAATGTAGATGTTCCTTGTATTACAGTAAATGCTCATGGGGTTGAGATTGCTGGATTTAGAATCACCCCTTATTCTGATGATGAAGGTATTGGAATCTTACTAGCTTCAACTCAAGCAGTTTATGGTACTTATATTCACGATAATTATTTCTACTCAGTAGAGATCGGTTATATGGCATCTGCCATTCATTTAGGTATTGAGGCTGAGACTTATGCGACAGACTCAACTTGTATCTTCAATAACTTCTTTTACGCCGGTGGAACTGGAACTGGTGGAGCCTCTGGTACAGCAAAAGGGATAATCCAAATGTGGAAGAGTTGCCATGATGATATTAGGGGTAACTTTTTTGAACAATATACAAACCACGCTACTAACTATGCTATTAATATCAATGACACCGGAAACGGTATCAGGGTAACTATTGTTGATAATCAATTTTGGGCGGCAGAATTAACAGTCGCCGATTGTGTTTGTGTGGCCATTAATAATCCAGTAGCCGTGGGTGGAGATGCATATATCGATGGAAATCACTTTGTAAACTATGCTGGTGACGATCAATGTTTAGCTTCTAGTTTAAATACTTGCACAGGTCTTAATTATATTAATGAGGCAGTAGTTACAGGAGAATAACAATATGAGTAATAAAAACTTTTGTGTAAAATGTCAAAGCTTATTCGAGGGAAAGACTTACGGTAAAGATAAACTTTGTGGTGACTGTAATGAAGTTTTAACAAGGCTAGGATTTCCTGTTACCGCAGAACTGGATTGGAGTAAAGTCAAAAAAAAGAAAGCTAAAAAGAAAGTTAAGGGGAAATAGCACAATGAACATTGATTGTTCTGCTTGTGTTGATGGAACAGACAGCTCAGGTAAAACTTGTTATCTTTGTGGTGGATCGGGAGTTATTGAGCTTACCTCAGAGACATTTAAAGAAGTAAAAGAAACAGATATTAAGTTTTTCATGCGAAAGGTTTGGTTAAAATTACTTACTGATATTGCAAATGTTTCAGATAAGTGTGATGAGATATTAGAAAAAATGCCTGGACACAGTTAAATTAATGTATACTTAATTGTTAATATAAAATAAATAATGCCTCAATTAAACGTAGATCAATTCACTGGTGGGGATGGAATGCTTATTGATCCTGCCGGTTGGCCTCCCCTTTCTTGTGAAAAACTAATTACATTTGCTGGTGCTACTACTGATGCTTGGGGAGATGATGGTGGTGTTAGGGATGGTGGGGCAGTATTTAAAGTTACGGGAGTTGTTAGGGTTAGACTTCTTGCTCTTTGTAAAGTTAACTTGGCCGGTGCGGTTACTTTGGAAGCAGGAGTTGCAAGTGGAACGGCCTTGCTTATTGCTCAAATAGCTGATGCTACGGGGATTGATGCTGGTGAATTTTGGTTTGCCGCTGATGCTCCAACTACGGCTATTGCTCCGACTTCTGCGGCAGAAAAGGTTATTGCTTCGGATATTATCTTGACATATGGCGGTAATATTACTGCCGGAGCGCTTGAGTTTAATGCCAGTTGGGCGCCTGTATCTCCTGATGGTCTTTTAGTTCCCTCTGCTCTCTAGTGTGATAAAATTGGCTTATGGCAACAAAAAGTGTTTTTAAGAAAGGGTATGTTCCGTGGAATAAGGGATTAAAGGTAGATAGGAAAAAGTACCCTAAAATGGGAGCGTTTGGAAAAAGAACAAAAGAACAGCGAAAAAGGATTAGCAAGGGACATATGGGACAAACAGCTTGGAATAAAGGGAAAAAAATACCTCAAATTAGTGGTGTAAATAACCCTTTTTATGGAAAAAAACATTCAGAAGAAACAAAAAAGAAAATTAGTATGGCTAAGAAAGGGAAATTTTCTAAGAGTTATTATCGCCGGATGGGAATGTTGGGTATATTAAAACAACAAACAATGAAAGAATCAACCTCAATAGAAAAGAAAGTTTATGAAGAACTCAAGAAGTGTGGTTTGCTTTTTGAGACCCAAAGATTGATTAATGGTAAATTCTTGGTTGATGCCTATATTCCAAATCTTAATCTTGTTATTGAAGCAGATGGTGATTACTGGCATAGCCTTGATAGAGTTAAAAAGAGAGATAAGTCAAAAAACGCTTACTTAGAAGCGTGTGGTTTTGGTCTCCTAAGATTAACTGAAACAGAAATTAACAATGGGGAATTTAAAAATAAATTAAGGAGGAAAATTGGCTTCACCTGCTGAATTTGCAACATACGTTAGGTACAAAACTCGTACTAATTCAACTACTTTTGAAAACGCTGATATTCTTGCTTTAATGAAGTTTAGGCAAGACGAACTTGCCCAAGCTGTTTTAAAAGCAGATGAGGACATTCTTTTAATTCCACAAATAACTGATTTGGTCGCTGATCAACGTGATTATCCCCAACCACAAGATTTACTTTCCCGGATTAAAAGAGTTGAGGCTAAATTAGATGAAAGTAATTACATTCCCTTAATTGAAATTGATATAACACAAGTTGGTGTAGCAATTTCAAGTGAGTCTGATATTACCAGTGTGTTTAATAATTCGCAGTTTCATAAAAAAAGCAATCCTACCGGTGCTAGATTTGATATTCTTCGTAAATCTTTAAAAATATATTCGGGAACAATTACTGCCGTGACAGATGGACTAAAGATATGGGTGAATACATGGCCTACAGCGATAGGAGACCTAAGTGCTACCGATGATATGAGTCAAGACCCATCTACGACTACACACGGCATTCCTAGAGCCTTACATGAGATCTGGGCTAGGGGAGTGATCATAGATTATAAGGAAAGCCGACAAAAGCCAATTCCTTTAACTGAAAGAGAGTTGAAATACGAGTTTGACAAAGAAACGGCGGTAGAAACTCTTAAACATGGGAACTTAAATAGAGAGGTTATTGGTTTTTTACCACCGGCTAGTGAGTTTGGTC